CGTTTCGCGACGGTTCATAGATAGTTTACTATTTATGGAAGCTAAATTAACATTAGCTGATATACCCAAATTTTTATAGTGGGTGTTAAAATTATTTTTGATATAAATCGTGTCATTTAAAATAGTCCCCGCTGTAAAATAAAAAATAATGAGAGGATAATTAAAATAGAAAAACAAACAAATATTATTTATAATGATATTAAACATTTACAAAATATTAGTAATGAGACTGCTTACAATATTAATATAATTAAAGATGATAATACATTACTATATAGTGATTACAGTAATAGATATAATAAACAGAAAAATATTAAATAATTATTATAAAATATAATTAAAGATAATTTAATTTAATTAAGTATAAATAAAATGTGTGGAATTTGGGCATTTATTCAATTACAACAACAATATGAATATCAAAAACTATTTGATAATTTTATGAAACTAAGACCAAGAGGACCAGATATGTCTTCATTTAATGTTTATAATAATGTTTATATTGGCTTTCATAGACTGGCCATTATGAACCCTTCATTTACATCCAATCAACCTTATATTATTAAAGATGGTGATAGAACCATTGTATTTATTTGCAATGGAGAAATCTATAACTTCAAAAACCTGATTGATTATTATGATCTTCCTATTAATGATAATTCAGATTGTATGACAATCCCCCAACTGTATCTCAAGTTTGTTAAGAAGCAATCTGATATGAAGGAGTTTTCATGTCTATTTACCGATAAAGTAAAAGGTGAATATGCATTTATATTATTTGAATACAATAACTCTAATGAACTAGTTAATCTGGTAGCTGGAAGAGATGAGATTGGTGTGAGACCATTATATTACAATAAACCAACTAATAATAGTGATGTTGTATTTTCATCTGAAATTAAAGGGCTTAATTTCTTCAAAGGAGATGTAATGGAATATGAACCAGGAACAATTATGAATATCACATTTGTTAATAATATGATTCATGATATTAAATATTATGATTTTAGAACTGTATATCATACTGCTGAATTAATACATGATGGTGATATGTTTGAAGAAGGAACATTGTTATATCATGTTAGAAAAACTGTTACAGAAGCTGTTGAAAGAAGATTAACAGCTGACCGACCAATTGCATTCCTATTATCAGGAGGTGTTGATTCATCTTTGGTTGCTGGTATTGCGACCAGATTATTAAAGAAACAAATCAATACATTCTGTTGTGGGATGAATGAAGGAACAGATCTACTATATGCTCGTAAAGTAGCGCAATATATTAACTCAAATCATACCGAAGTTTTATTCACATCTGAAGAAGGCCTTGCTGCGATTAGAGATGTTATATGGACTACAGAAACCTGGGACACAACATCTATAAGAGCATCGGTAGGGCAATATCTTGTATGCAAACATATTGGTACAAAGACTGATGCGCGAGTTGTTCTTGTAGGAGAGGGTCCTGATGAGGTTTGTTCATCATATTTATTTAATTTCTATGCTCCTAATGGTGAAGCTCTTCATACAGCTGCTAAAGATTATGTAGAGAAGATCCACATGTACGATGGTAAGAGAGCCGATAGATGTATTAGTAGATGGGGATTGGAGGGGCGCGTTGCTCTTTTAGATCCAGAATTTATTAAGGCATATTGGAACATTCCAGCAGAATGGAGAATGCCACGCTATAAGGGTATTGAGAAATGGTGGCTGAGGCAAGCATTTGAAGGAACCAATACAATCCCAAATGATGTGTTATGGAGAAAGAAGGAAGCTTTTTCAGATGGTGTTAGTGGTAAAGAAAGATCATGGTTTGAGATTATTCAAGATTTCATTAAAACACAAGTGTCAGAAGAAGAAATGGAAGCTTCAGATATTGATGCCCCCACCTTGGAAGCCTATTATTATAAAAAAATCTTTATTGAATTATTTGGTAAAGAAAGGTTAAATATTATCCCATCGTATTGGCAACCCAAATGGACTAATATGAATGCTCATGGTTATATTGATCCTTCAGCAAGAGTATTAAATGTTTATTAATATTTGTTTTTTAAATCGTTCTCTCCAATTTGTATCACTAATCCAAAATATATGTCCGCCAAAACTATTAGGATTACAAATACTTTCTGAACTAAATTCATAAGCACTATCCCAATCAGCAATATTACCAATATTATATTCTATCATATTTTGAGAAAAATAAATATCTTCTGGATTACAATATGAGTTAGTTCTTTTCATATAATTTTGCACGCTTTTTGAAACAATAGTATCTTCGATTGATATTTTATTGATCACATCTATCATAGTTTGCTTACTTCTTAATGACAATCCACCATTACCCACACCATTTGGTGTTGAATTAGTATTTTTTGGGAAAGGTGCTCCAATATAATCCCATTTTATAAAATCATTAATATTATTTTTAAATATAATTGAATCTTCTTGATATATAATAATTTTTTCACCAACTAATAAGTTCCAAAAATCAAGAGATGCCAAAAATCGACTATAATCAGATGGTAATAAATTATTATAATTTGTCTTTATAATTTTAATATTTTTAGAAATTTTACCACATAATTCAGTCATAAAATCAAAATTTAATTTACCACAAACAACTGAGAAAGACCAATCACTTCCTAATTTTATTATATTATTTCTAATAATAAATTCAATATGTGGAAAACACCTAAACTCTACCAACACGGCTTCGTAATTTAATTCCACATAAACTTCTGGTATTTTATATTTTTGTATATGATTTAAATATTTATAACATAAATATCTAAATTGTATTTTAGGATCTCTCAATTCTGACTTATTTTTAATACCATAAATTTTAATAAAATCATTAATCGGCTCTTTGATTGGTTCTTTGATTGGTTCTTTAATCGGATCTTTGATTGGTTCTTTAATCGGATCTTTATAAATATTATTTATTTTATATTTTTTAGAATTGTAATATAAAAGATTATTCATTATAAATAAAAAGATTGTTTAATTTTATTTTTAATAACTTTATAATCATTATTAATTTTTTTTATATATTTTATTTTATTATAATGATTGTTAATCATATCCGCTATCATTGTATTGATAATATATGTTTTATAGATTGTTGTATTTTTAATAAATCTAATTAATTTATTAGAAATGGTTTTATGCTCTTTTTGTAAATTATACATGTAGAAAGTATTATTATCAATTAATAATTTAAAATTATTTATCTTATTATTATTAATCTCAATATCATCACTTGATAAATATGTGTATATATTTTGATAATTTTTTAATACAGTTTTATATAATCTTTTATTTTTTTTTATAATTATCTTTAATTCTTTATATTGTTGTTTTAATAACAACCATCTATTTATTTCATAAATTTTTAATAATCTAATAAATTTCATAAATTCTTTATATAATAAAAATAGTTGGTTGATGTTATTATAATTTGCCTTTAGATTTTCTTCTAATAATAATATATTATTAGTATGTTGCATTATTTTTACTTCCATTTATTATAATGGTATAAATTCATAGTAAAATATAATAAATTCAGTTTTTATTTATAATATATATATTATTAATGAATAAATATATAGAGGATAGTAATAAAAATATTAATAATTATACCTTAAAAAGTTTAAAATTTATTAAAACAGAATTTATTAATATAATTAAATTTTTATTAATAGATAATCATATCATAACAGTAGCAGTTGGTTTTATAATAGCAACACAAACAAATAATATAGCAACATTATTAATAGATAATATAATAGCCCCAATAATATATAAGATCATTACATTTTATACAAAACAACCAATTAATAAACTTGAAAATTATGAATATGAGTATTTAGGAATAAAATTTGAAGTGGGTAAATTAATAATTAATTTATTAAAATTTATAATAATATTAATAATCATTTATTATATTTGCCAATTAACAAATACCAACAAATTAAATAAACTAATATATGAGATTGATCATATTATACCTGAATAAATTTTGAATTAATAACTATTTAATAATATATTATTAATTAGTTATAATGTCTAAACAAATAATTTTAATTGATACGTCTTACACATCATTTTATAGATTCTTTGCAACATTAAGATGGATGTCTTTAGCCGAACCAGATGATTATAAAAAATATAAGAATGATAATACATATGATTGGATGCAAAATAAAATATTCTTGGAGAAATATAAAAAAATGTACCTAGAATCTATTGTTAAATTAATAAAAAAAAAATGTTTTAATAATTCTATTGTAATTTTTTGTATGGATTCGCCAAGAGAATCATTATGGAGAAATAATATTTCAGAAAATTATAAATCAGATAGGGTTGATCTATCAATAAAAACTAATTTTAAACCAACATTTGAATATACGTATGAAAAATTAATTCCATCTATTATAGAAGAAAATAAAAATGTTTTCAAACTAAAAATTAATAATACTGAAGCTGATGATATAATTGCGTGTATTACAATGTTTTATAAAGATAAAAATCCAGATCAGGTTATTCAAATTGTGTCAGGCGATACAGATTTCTTACAATTGGGGCGATCTAATGTTAAATTTATTAATTATAAATCAAAAAAATATATTGAAATTGATAATACGGAAGCAAACAAATTATTAAATAATAAAATAATTTTAGGTGATAAATCAGACAATATTTCAAGTATTTTTCCGACTGAAAAAAAAGAACTATCTGCAGCTAAAAGAAAAGATATATTAAATGATAAAAAACTATTAGAATTATATTTATTTGAAAATCCAAAAATAAAAAAAAAATACGAAGTTAATCAACAAATGATAGATTTTAATTTCATACCAAAGAAATATTATAATAAAATTATTAAAGAATATAATGAAATTAAATATTGATAATTTTTCGTTTATAAATAATTAAATATAATTTTATATAATAAATGCATCCTGCATTTTTTAAAAAACCTATTATTCATACAACAAATAAAGTATTAGATGAAAAGATTGAAATAAATAATAAAGAAATTATAAATTATAATATAGTAAAAAATATACTAGATTATGATTTTGATAATAAAACTAAATTTTCTAATATAAATAATTATATATTATCATTAACATCAACAATTGATAGATTTATAAGTGATAATTTTATATTATATATTGATAATTTATATACTCAGGAGATACCAGCTAAATATATATTTATAAATATTTATGATAAGGCCACTATAGTATTAAATAAAGCACTTGCGATATTTAATAAATTTACTTCACAAACTAATAAAGAACAGATTGAAAATAGAATTAAATTACTAGAAAATAAATACACTAATTTATTTATTAATATGTGCGATGATCTAGGACCTATCATCAAAATTTTAGGTTTATATAATCTTAATACTAAATATAATATAAATGATAATGATAAAATTATTATAATAGATAGTGAATCTAAGATATCAAGTAAATTAATTTTTTATTATGAATTATGTTATCAATTATATAATTGTGAATTTATAGCAGGATCTAACGATACTAAATATGATAGTTTATTTTTTGATAATTTAGAATCCATAGTATCAACTAAAGCTAGTTATTCACTTAAATATAAATATATAAATAAATTACATAATTTTTATAATCAAATGAATAAACATAAAAATAATGATGATATGATTATCACATTATTCTATCAAAAGGAAAATCTTTATTCGTGTGGCATTAATATTCCTTTATGTTCAAATATAACAGCAGAATATTTAGATAGTACTAAAGATAGTACCAAAGATAATATTAAATTTGAGATCAATAATGTTAATAAAAGATGTTTATTATCAAATATTGTTAATTTATACACTAAACCAGCTGTTGATGATCTGGACATAATAAATATATCATTATCATATTTTAATAATAATATTGCAATTATAACATTAACATTTTTTCAAGATATTAAAAATAATATAATATTAAATTTACGAAATAAAATAATTAATATTAATAATCTTTCATTGCATACTAATTCGAAGAAACACACACTATTTGTAAAAATGGATATGCAATTGGAAGTACAAGATATAAGTAATCTGAATATTAATATATTTCAGACATATAGTACAAATCTAATAACAAGAAATAAATTTTATAGTATATCTACAATATTAATCAATATACCATATCTTGAATATTTATTTTTTAATGATAATGATATTATAAAATTTATAGAAGATTCTTATACTAATCAAGTAATAAGTTGTTATAAAAGATTAAATATTGGGGCTTTTAAGGCAGATTTTTTTAGAGTCTTGTATATTTATAAAAATGGAGGATTATATTTTGATTGCAAAAATGTATTATATAATAATTTTTATAATTATTTATATTTAAATAATTTTTTTGTCAGAGATTCTAAATTAGATTCAATATATAATGGAATATTATATTGTAAATACAAACATTCTGAAATATATTTTAATTATATAATTACCATTATGTTAAATATAATTAAAATGAACTATACAAAAACAGCAGAAGGAATGACTGGATCTAAATTATTATTTAAATTGGCCAAAGAACCTATATTGTTTATGAAACTATCAACTAAATTTGATAAGTTGTCTGAATACATAATAGATAAAACAAAAATATTAGTAAATTGTTCTTATTATAATTATTATTTTGAGAATAATTATTTACAAAAATGTTCTTACAATATATTATGGAAGATGCAAAATGCATTTACTAATTATTATCCTTATGAAAAAATAGACTTTGTAGATCATATTGTTTGGATTAATTTAGATAAATCCATAAAAAGACAAAAACATATGGTAAATTTATTAAGCAATATAAAAATTCCATCAACAAGAATATCTGCTATTGATGGAACAAAAGGTGATCTGCGGAAAATGATGAGAGATTTGGGTATAGATACAATATATACTTCTAATCCTGAAATTGGTTGTACATTATCTCACATAAAAGCAATATCATATCTTTCTACTTTACCAGGTGAATATTTTTTAGTATTAGAGGATGATATAACATTAGATAATTTATGTTTATTTGATGGAACTTTACAAGATATTATAAAAAAATGTCCAAAATTTGATATTTTACAAATACACGGAATAACAGATATAAGAGTAACAGATAATATAACAACTAATAATATAATACCGTGTATTAAAACTATAGACGAATTTAATCTATCTAAAAACCATTTTAGACCTTATAAAACTTGGTCTACTGCCGCATATGTTATATCAAAACAAGGTATTGCAAA